CAGTCTTTAGTCCACCACCGTTAGGGTTGTCTAGTTGACGAATAGTAAGATCATTAACTGCAATTGCAGTAACCTCATACTGTTGTCCGTCTGCTTCTTGGAAGTATACGATGTCACCAACATTAAACTCTGTTCCGTCATCAACTGTTACTGTTGTATCACCAACGGCAAGAGCTGCGTCATCAACTAGAGAAGTTGTGGTTTCTTCATATGCTTCAGCAGATGAACAGATAGATACACCGAGTGAGTTGCCGTATGTGCCTGGGAATTTTGCTGCCCAGTTACCTACAGAACCCTGTCCAGCGGCATAGTTTGTATCATAATCGTCATCATTTTTAATTTTCAATCCAGCAGCATTTGCAGTTGCGTTGACAGCAGCAGTGTCAGCACGAACAACACGCAATGCGTTACCGTATTGTAGGAAGTTGGCGGCAGTAAACCAAGTCTCATAGTTATTTGAGTCGGGTTTACCAAAGATGTTGACCAATTCCGCTTCTGAACCAATTGGAATAATTTCTTCTACTGGGCCAGTGGAAAAACCACCAGCAACAGCACCAATTGAGGTTGCAACAGCAGGAACAATGTTGGTCAAATCAATCTCTTTTACGAGAACGCCAGGGGATAATTGAAATGCCATCTCTGTTTCTCCTTTATGGATTCATTATTTAAGTTTCCAAACTTACGAATATATTTATAAAAAGGATGTTTTACACATCGTATTTTTATAGGTTAGGCAGCACATAAATAATAATATGTCGGAGCATTATCAGAAATACAAAGATACCATAAAGAAGGTTTCACAAAGAAACTACAGGAAACGCAAGATATGGGTTAATGAATATCTTGGCGATAAAATCTGTTGTCACTGTGATGAATCTGAAACTGCCTGTCTCCAATTTTATCCTCATGAGAGGAAAATTCGTTCTTTAACCAAAAGAAAAGGATTGAATGAGGAATCTAGAACAGAAGTTAATAGACTAATCAACCAATCCAAAGTTGTATGTGCAAATTGCTTCTTAAAATTAGAAAACGATATTATTGATATTATGTAGGTATTTGAAGATTTCTACCAATCGGAATCGTATGAACGAACTACTGGACTCCAACGAGTTCCATACTCATCTACAATAGTCTCACCATAGTCATTCAACCCATCGTCAATAAAACCAAAGGGCGCCATGTCCTGTTCTAATTGATGTTGTTGTTCTAGGAACATTCTAGCACGAATATCATCATCTGTCAACTCTTTGAAGTATGTCTGTTGGATTAACCATGCAAATATCACACAACACATTGCAAGGTCATCTGTGTGTCCATCTTCTGCCTCATAAGACTGTCCCTTCTGTGAGAAGGTAGAAAATTCATTGATTAAGTCGTAATCTTGTATAATTAACTTGTCGGTTTCAATAATCTGCTTGAGGTTAGAGCAACCTAGCGATTTGACTGCCTTAGTAGTTCTCACACCCAATTGTGCTTTCCCCCCACTAAAACCACCGCCAATCACCTGACCCGCACGCCCACGCATGGATGCCATAATAAGGTTCTCATACTCTAAGTCAAACTGTAGTGCAGATGCTACCTGTTCCCCAATATCATTAACTTCTACAAGAGTGTATGCAAGGTTATATGCAGTAGCAACATCGTGAATAATATTAGGAAAGAGTAGAGGTTTGATTTCGTTATTACGATATTTTGCAACAATCCTGTAAGGAACTGTTGTGACATCAAATACGAGAAATGCAGAATAGTCATTCTGTGTTCCTCTTGCAACATCACATACTACTGTGTATAGATGACCCTCTTTCGGTTTCTCATACATATCCAATCCAGCATTAGACTGAATAGGATTGAGAAATGCCATTGATTTAATCTTAGATGGGTGAATCAGAGTATTAGTAGAACCTAAGAACTCACACTCAAATTCTCTTTGGAATTGTTCCTTAGAGGTGTTTGCAATGGTTTCTTCTTTCCACTTCTCATCTCGCCCTGGCACTTGACTCCAATGAACATCTATGATATTATAGGAGTTTCGTTTATTCTCTGCATCTGTCCACAACTTGTAGAATAGATTCATACCATTTGGAGTTGATACGATAACAACTTTGGTAGACTTACCAGATGAGATTGTAGGATATACCGAACTAAAGAAGTCCTCTGCGACATTCTGTGGAACGAAAGCAAATTCGTCCAAGAACAACATATTGTAAGAACCACCACGAACAGCAGAAGAAGATGTGGATGATGCAACTACACGAGAACCATTCTCTAAGTCAAGTGAACCTTTGTTCCAAGACATAACGCCTTGTTGTAACCACTTTGGTAGGTTTTCGTATGCGAGTTGAAGTCTTCCTAGAATATCTCTTGCAGTTGCGGCCTTGTTGGCAAGGATTGCAACATTCATGTTCGCATTGAACAGAACATAGTGCAACACATAAGAAATAAGTGTTGTTGACTTACCAGACTGTCTAGGGAGTTTACAAATCGTAAAACGATTGTTGTGAATTGTATCTACAATGTCTTCTTGGAAATCATACATTTCAAAGGGAACAAGGCCCTCATCTAGAGATACAATCTTGATATAATTCTTGATAAAGTATATGGGGTCTTCCATACACTTCTGATATTCAAGAACCTGTTCCTTTGTCCATTCGACAGGAACATTCGCTTTCTTTAGTAGTGGGTTTCCAAGATAGTGTTCATAATTTTGCATAACATAGTTCTATTTTAAGATTTATTAACCACGGCCGTTAGAATACTGTCCAAACTGTCTACCCCATGAAACAAAATCATATATATTAGTATCAGCATTAAACTCAGCACCACCAGTAGATTGCAAAGTGAAGCCCATTCCATTGAAATCTGTCAGTGGGTTTGTCTGTTCTTGGTTTGGCAATGATGGATATATTGCCGCTCCTGAACTTTCTCCGTTTACAGGTCGTGATACATCGTCTATTAGTCCTTTATTTCCAGTAGCATTATTAAGAAGAATCAATACCGCAGCAGGTTTATTTGAAGTTACGACATGGAAATTATCCGTTCCCTTTGAGTGATATTGGCCAGTAAATGTATAACCTTCAATATCACACCACGCATACATGACAAATTGGTTTCCATTTGCATTAGTTCCACCACCACCAAAAGTAACTAAAGTATCTGATGGATGAGTTGAGTTCCATGCTGCAGCGCCAGGAGTGTTAAAGGGCACAGTAGCATTCAAAACATGATAACCAGTTCCAGCATTCCTGTGATATACAATCCAGTTTGTCGTAGAGGTTGTGCCCTGATCATCATATTGTTTTACTATGATAAATGAAGGCGCTGTTGGCAAACCGTGTTCAATGGTGGCGCCAGCGGTGCCGTTGCCAGTATATGTGGTTACACTAAATCCACCTTTAGTATTTACAGATTGTTTTTCTGGAATAATAGTGGCAGACAACAGGTTTGTTGTTCTATCTGCACCATCAACTTTGAAAGAACCAGCAGTTGGAGGATTACCAACAGTTGCAGTATTCGTTGCAGTTGGAGCTCCACCAGCCTTCCAACAATATGCACTATGAATATTAGTATTTTTATTAACCCCAACAGCACTTTGCAAATCAAATCCATTACTTGTGAACCCACCAAAAGCACTATAATCTGTAGCATTAGCAGCAGTGTTTAGGAGAAGACCACTATTATCTCCACGAAGAGAATCGTAGACTTGCCAATTGTATTGAATGGTATCTTCCCTATCTTTAATCCAAACGAGGTCTGGCTGGAAACCGATAGTTGAGATTGACTGATTCGCCCCTGTGCCAGTATATTGAACTGTGTTAAAGAAATCGTCTGGTTGATCTGGATCATTACCAGAATACTGATAGTTTGCAATATTTTCTGAAACTGCCTGTGCAGTTAGTGCCTTATATCCTGTAGGAACTGTTCCTCTGAACCAACCATTAGCAGCACTTTGATATGTAACATCAGAATTAAGAGTATTATTCGCATCACCACAGTTCATCTGTGTTGGATATGCATCGTTAGAATTATAGTAAGCAGACGCACCGGCATAATAATTAGTATATGAATCATCAAAAGTAAATGAAGGATTATCACCAGTAACAGGGTTTCCATCAAGTCCACCATCATTTGCTAACCATTTAACACCAGTTCCGTCATCATCGAAACCTAAGAATATTTTTTTATTGTCAGCATCATATGCCATGGCAACAAAATGATCTGATTCACTAATATCTGGGACATTTGAAACTGATGCGACAGTTGTTCCATCTAATAAGCTTGTGTTAGATGCCGCATTTTTATAGATGGCCATATCTCCGGCGCTATCTCCCATATAGTGTGATGATGTGAGCGGCCCAACATTCTGTGGTGTAACACCCAGCATCATATAATCACTGGCCCCGGCAGTAACCCAC